CTTGAAGTCTTCCATAGCGGCCCCACCGTCTTTTGACGCTTGGTTTACGGCCTCTCCGGTCTTCTTGGCCTCGTTTTGAATGGTCTTCAAAGTGGCCGAAGCGTCGTCTTGGGCTTTGACGATAATCTTTAACGCTTGTTGTTGGTCCATACCTTGATAATATCCTTCCGGTGTTGCCGCTCTTGTGTTTTATCTACTATTATAATAGTCGAAAGAGCGTCTAAAAGATATTCCGGTTGTGTTTCGAGTTGGTCCATAGTCCACCCCGTAGCTTCGATTATCAAGGCGTCGTAAATCTCTTTGGGAATTTCTCGGGACTTACCGTCAACTAAGCGTTGGTATTCGGAAGTCCACCGTCTTTTTTTTCCTTGGCGGCCTTTTCGTCTTTATCCCCGGTGAGTTCATCGAGCTTACTCTTAATTTCGTCGGCTTCATCATCTGGAAGCTCTAGGAAACGCTCAACGACGTTATCGGTACTTTCGTCCAACGAGAGCACTCCGACACGAATTGTTTCGTCCTCGGCTTGGTCGGTAGCGGCCATATTAACCGAAGCTTTAACGTCGTTTTTGCCGTCTACGGCAATCTCTTTATCGCCAAAAAGGGCGTTTTTAATGCCTCGGCGTTCCCTACGAGTAAAGAACGTTACGAGCTCGGCGGTGTGTTGGCCGCTAGTAGTTTTGAATTTAACCGTTTCACGATTTGCCATTGTTAGGTCTCCTTTTTTTAATGGTATCTTGATTATACCAAAAGCAGTTTAGGAGAACTAGTAGCTAGTCTGTAGGTTGCGAACTGTAGCAGTCAATACCGTACCGGTGGCAACGTTGAGGAGGCCGGTAAAGTTGATAGTCTGTTGAACGAGGTCGTCGGCCGAATAGTCGGGGTCCCAATCGGTAATCTTGATATAAGGAACGTCGATTGTAACGGTTGGGTTCTTTGAAGTACCAATAGTAACGTCGGTGTTAGTAACGGCCAAGCGGAGAGCGAGCTTCGTTTGGTTGTCTCGGTAGTCCCGGAAAGTGGTCGAGTTGTAGTAAAGGTGAATTTCACCGGATACTTCGAGGACGGTATTTCGTGGGTCTACGTCGTCGCTACCGATAGTAGGACGGTCAACCGGGTTTTTGCTAATGGTAATATGAGCTTCGGTAACGTCGGCAACTACAGGAGCGGCCGTCATATCAGCACCGAGAGCGGCAATTTTTACGGAAGCGTGTTTAGGAATAAACTCGTTCTCGTCGGTGTAGGCCGGAGTTAGTGAAGGAGCCGGAGCAACGCCCTTACGGCTCAAGAACGAAGTAGAGACTTTAGCGTAGTCGTCCGTAACAATATCAATTGTCATTTCGTCCATAATTGCACCCGGGTAAAGCGTTTGCTTAATATCGCCTTCAACGGTGGCGAGGGTGTAACTTTGGTGGCTGTTTGAGTTCAATAATGCAAAAGTATGGTCGTAAACGGTCGTATCGCCGGAAACTTGAGCGGAAGTAGGAGCTTGGCCGAAAGCCAAAGTAAGGAGGTCTCCAACGTTCTTATCGAAGAGCTTAGAGGTAAGGCCACCGGCTCCACGGCGTCGGATAATATCAATTTGGTTGTTCTTGGCGATATGGTTAAAACCACTCTCGTTAGTAACAGTATCAACACCCGGCTTAAAGTCGAAGTCGAGTTTACCAATCCATTTAATAGCACTCTGGACCGGAGTACCACGGACCGTTTCTTTTTGGAAGCCGAAGGCTACGTTTCGTCCTATAACATCACTCATTAGTTTGTCTCCTTATGCTTTTCGTCGTATAGTTTTTGGGCCTTTTTGCCGGCTTCGGTCGAGTTTCGAGCTTTAACGGAGAAAACATCGCCGCCGAGAGTAACCATATATGGAAGGAAATCGCTCGCTTCCTGTTGCTCTTGGCTATCATCGGTAGCAGGTGGGAGGTCGGTTTGAACTTCCGTATCGTTTACGGTTGGTAAGTTTGGTTCTTGTTCGTCTGATTTTGCTACCATTATGCTTTACTCCTGTTGATTAAATTATAGCCTTTATTGCTTGAAAAATACAATGCTCTTATGCTAACGACGGCCTAAGTT